AAAAATCAATCATCATCGCTTCACCTCTTTAAAGTAATACATCAAACTTTATTTTGAAAATCTCTTTTGTCAAAGGACAGGGGAAGGAAGGACGGCGGGCAGCGCTTAAGCCCGCCTTTCTTTCCCCCTTTGACCGTCAGGGAAAATGTATATATTACCCCCTTTAGGGGGTACCATTTTCCTTCCCTCGGAAAAACCCGGTATTTTATCGACTTTTTCCCTCATAGGGAAATTCTCGGTAATTTTCGGGTTTTTCACTTTAAAAGGGAAAGGGAAATTTATCGAAGTTTTCCTTGTAAGGGAAATTGTTTCCCTTCGATTTTTTCCTTCACAGGGATATGACTTCCCTCCGTGTTTTTCCTTCTACTTTTTACCCACATTCCCCTCATCAATCCAGAATCCTCCATGCTCCTTTATCCGGTTCCGGACTGTTTTTTCGGTCGTCCCCATGCTCTCCGCAAGTTCCTTCACGGTCACTTTTCCATCCTGATTAAAACTTTTTAAGGACTCATACTGCTCTTCCAGGCTATCCATCCGGTCCTTCTTTGCCTGCTCCGGCGTCCGTTTCTTCTTGAAATTCTTCTGCCAGCCGGGACTATCTGCTTCTGGCTGTATGTCCCCCAGGACGCCTACGGTGTCCACTCTGTGGCACGGGTAATCAAACCATAGGTTGACTGCAGGGAACTTCGGGAACTCCCTCAGTGTCCCCTCGATGCGCCAGGCCGTCACGGCCCTGGCCCTTGTCTTAGCGGCCTCCACGATGCGCTGCAGGGCCTCCCACTGCCACTTATCAAGATTCTCCTCACAGTATTTAAGCATCTGGTAACTGCTACATAAATCATCGTCTGACAGGTCATCCTCCCATTTGAAATGGGCATCCAGGTACTGCCTGCAGACCGCGCACACCGCCTTGTCCTCCCCGGCCTTCAGCACATCCTCAGACAGTTCCAGCTCTATCATATCCAGCATGGCATCCGGGTCGCGGGCAAACACACCGGAACCGGATGCCCGGTCCATGGCCTTCTTCCCGCCCTGGCCGCCCTTACTGTGATGATGGCAGTAGATGACCGCCACGCCCAGCTCCGTGCAGACCTTATCGAACTGGTTACAGAAATTGGCCATCTGGTCCGCGCTGTTCTCGTCACCGGTGATGACCTTATAGATGGGGTCAATCACGATGGCTATGTAGTTCTTCTTGGCGGCCCTGCGTATGAGCATCGGCGCCAGTTTGTCCATGGGCCTGGACTTCCCACGCAGGTTCCAGATATCGATGTTCCTGAGGTTATCAGGCTTATATCCCAGGGACTGGTATACGTCCCTGAAACGGTGCAGGCAGCTTGCCCGGTCCAGCTCCAGGTTCACGTACATGACCCGCCCCTGGGTACACTTCCATCCCAGCCACTCACGCCCCTCGGCGATTGCGATGCACATCTCAATCTGCAGGAAGGACTTACCGGCCTTGGACGGCCCGGCTATGAGCATCTTATGGCCCTGGCGGAGCACGCCATCAATTAGGCATGGTGCCAGTTCCGGGAGGTCATCCCAGACATCCTCCAGGCTCTCCGGGTCCGGCAGGTCATCATTGACGGACTCAATCCATTCCTTCCACTCGGCCCAGTTCGCTTTCCCGATATTGGTATCCATCAGGAACTGCTTATGTCCCCCGCGGATGATGCCTGGCATCCTGGACAGCCTGGAAGGGTTCTTATTCTGCGGGTCTATCTCAAGGCCGTTCTTTTTGCAGATGGTATATAGGTAGTCCACGCGCTTCTTATATTCCATGAAGTCAGCCGCATCCACCCGCACGATGGCGTGCAGGCTCTTCTTCCCGCTATGGACCAGGCATGCCACCGGAAGTTCAAGTTCCCTTATGATGGCGTGCTGCTTCTCAATGTCCATCCCATCCGACTCCACCAGGGAGTAGCGGTAGTCAGCCACGTTCCTGTCCTTGACATCCATCCCATCCATAGGGTTGAAACGTATCCAGGCCCCTGCCTTCGGGTTGTAATCCCCCAGCACGCTTCCGATATCACCGTTGCAGCTGGACAATGCCTCAATCAGTTGGCCAGCCGTGCGGTCGTAAGCGCCTCTGTCTGCCGGGATCCACTTCTCATCCTTCTTCCAGCTCTTTACCACATATCCGACATTCTCCCCGGCTTCGAACAGGGTCTCCAGATAAGTGATGAGCTGTTTCACTGGGTCCCAGCTGTCCGGTTCCTTCACGTCACGGCCTTCCACCCAGTCCGTATCCACGATGATGCCATCCGATGAGATGGTATCGTCCCAGTCCAGGGCCTGGCCCGGGTCATGGGACGGGGTCCATCCCTGCTCCCTGGCATACTGTACGATGGTGCCTCCCGTCACCGGCGTTCCATGACCGTGGAAACCATTCCATTTTTTCTGGCATTCCCCAGGATGATACCTGCCGGGGTCTTTCTGGCTCCAGGCATCCCATATATCCACGCCATAGCCCTCCTGGTCCAGGGCCATGCCGACATTCAGCCATTGCTGGTAATCCAGCCCCGCCGGCTCTATGCTGTTCAAGACCTCCAACAGGTCATACTGGTTATTGTCCATGCTACATGTCCCTCCTACGGCGTATAGTTCCTTGGGTCAATGCCTGACGGGACACGGTTCCATCCCATGGCGGCTATCCGGTCTATCATGTTCTTTGCGTCCTCCTTCTGCCAGGTACCTACATGCTGGAAGCCATATTTCTCCAGGCAGCGTATCTGTTTGGGGGATGATAGCCCTTCCCTCCTCCGCATGTCCAGGCGGTCAAGTAATTTCGCGGCCTTACCCGCGTTGTCAATCTGGTCCGGCAGTATGCCCTGTTTCTCAAGGGCTGCCTTCTGCCTATCGGTCGGCGGCGCCATCTCCCATCCGAATGCCGGGACATAGCTGCTCAGGTCCTCCGCCTGGATGCTCATCTCATACTGCAGCGGGTCGACCAGCTTCTTCTTCCTGTTCTTCATCTCCGCAAGCTGCTTGGCCAGGGCCTCCTCGCGTTCCGCAATCACATCCTTGGATGCCTTGTTTTCCGCTTCCTCTATATCCATCGGACAGCCGCAGGCCTCCTCCATGTTTTCGGTCATCTTCTGCGCCACTTCCCGGTCCGTACAGATGAGGTCTGCCGGATGGCATAGTTCATGGCGTTCCGTATGCCACAGGAAGTCCAGGAGCAGCAGATGCTCCTTACCGGGATGCAGCCGGGTTCCACGCCCTACCATCTGGCTGTACAGGCTCCTGACCTTGGTCGGCCTCAGTACCACGATACAGTCAACGGATGGGCAGTCCCACCCTTCGGTCAGCAGCATGGAGTTGCACAGGACGTTATGGTCCCCGCGGTCAAATGCTTCCAGTACCTCCGCCCGGTCCTTACTTTCCCCGTTGACCTCGGCGGCCCTGAATCCCTTTTCAATCAGGATGTCCCTGAATTTCTGGCTGGTCCTCACCAGCGGGAGGAATACCACGGTCTTCCGGTCCTTACAGTACTTTCCCATCTCGTCCGCAATCTGGTACAGGTACGGGTCAAGGGCTGTCGCGATATCCCCGGCCTTGAAGTCCCCGGACTGCATCGCCACGCCTGACAGGTCCAGCTTCAACGGTATGGTCAGCGCCTTGATGGGTGACAGGTATCCACCCTTGATGGCCTTGGGGAGGGTATATTCATAGGCCAGGCTGTCAAACACCTGACCCAGGTTCTGCATGTCCCCACGGTCCGGTGTCGCTGTCACACCCAGGACCTTGGCGCTGTCAAAATGGTCCAGTATCTTCCGGTAGCTGTCTGATATGCAGTGGTGGGCCTCGTCAATGATGATGGTATTGAAATAACCGGCCGGGAACTGTCCCAGCCGTTTCTCCCTCATCAGGGTCTGGACGGAACCGACCACAATCCGGAACCAGCTGCCCAGGCATGACTGCCCCGCCTTCTCCGTGGCACATCCCAGTTTCGTTGTCTTTGCGATCTTGTCCGCCGCCTGGTCCAGTAGTTCGCCCCGGTGGGCCAGGATCAGCACCCGGTCCCCACGGCGGACACAGTCCTCGGCCACCTTCGCAAAAACTATGGTCTTGCCGCAACCTGTCGGAAGGACCAGGATCGTCTTAAGGACGCCCTTGTCCCACTCCTCAAAGATGGCTGCCTTCGCTTCAGACTGGTATGGTCTCAGTTCCATTAAAAATCACCAGCCTTGAACTGCTTCGGCTGCGGCGCAAGATACTCGTCCACCTTGTTGTTCCTGCGTGGCTTCCCATTCTTGTCCGTATATTCATTCAGATATATCTTAAACCTTCCGGTGGAACCGACCACCTCATTCCATCTGGGTTTCAGCTTCTCCCCTTTCGCACGCTGTCCGATGCACAGGAAGAACTGGCATAACTTCCACTCCATCTTGCTGTTCAGGATGAGGTCATCGTACACATGATGTTCCTTCCCCTCGGCGTCCTTGATGATACAGTCAATGGTCGCCTTGTTGCAGGCCGCCATCTTGTCACTCCCGGCAAACCGCCCGCGTTCCATGGTCCTGACCTCAAAATCATACTCACCGTCCGGTAACGGTTCAAAGTCCGCCCCATCATTCTCTATCTGGTCATCCCAGCCTAATTCCCTGCCTAATGCCTCGTTCATGTCTGCCATATCTGTTTACCTCCTAATTAAACACCAATCCGTCTTTTTCCTTCATTTCCTTAATTATTGGATATACCTTGTCGCTCCAGCGGGCCACCAGGCATCCATCAATAAAATCTTTTGGATAATTCCATATAGGGACATCATCTGGGAAATACCCCTTTGCCCCAACCACGGCCTGCACATCCCACTCATCCACCTGGTTGGCCACCATGAGGTCACGCAGGTTCTTCGGGATGCGTTCATCCACATCGGATGGTCCAGGCGGGTTCATGGGTCCATCATCAGCTGGTGGCGCTGTTTCCGTTTCTTTTGCAGGCTCCGTCCTGCCCTTGTCCTTGTTAGAAGCTGTTTCCTTTGTTGGGGACTGGCTGCTTTTAGGAGGGGTTGTGTCTGTTCCATCATGTCCCGTCATCCTGTCAGCAACCGGGGGCGTAGTGGCCTGTCCCTCAATGATATGGCGGATGCTGTCATATTCAAACGGCACCTCATCCGGAAGTCCATATCGGTTCTTGGCATCCCAGCAGCTGTGGTGGGTGGTGTACATGACGCGTTTCCCGCCCTGGGCCTTGTTCTTCCCCTTCTGGGCTCCCTGTCCATCCACATTGACCACGAACGTCTTATAGTTACAGAACAGCACCATGTCGGCCCATTCCTTCACCATGGGGGATGTCTGCTTGGTCAGCTTCATCTCCCAGCGGTCATAGGCCCCAAGTTCGTCCGGCTGTTCGAATTTCCTCATCTTTGCATGGGCTGTCAGCACGACATTGACGCCGGTCCTGACCACTTCCTCTAACAGGTTCAGGAGCCGTCCGAATTCCTCCTGGACAAATGTATACCCCTTTCCATATCCGAAGTCCTCAATACTGCCCTTATGGTTCTTGTCGCATATCTGGGTGATGCAGAGCATCTCCGCCCAGTCTGCCGTGTCAATGACCAGTGTCCTGCACAGGCCTGGTGTGCGTCTGACCTCCATTACCTGTTCCATGAGCATCATCCAGCTGCTGGGCGTTGGTGTCCGGGCCACATCCATGTCCTTGGTCGAACCCTCCGTGTCAATGAAGAGCGGGTCCGGGAACATGGATGCGAATGTGGACTTCCCTATCCCCTCCGGGCCATATACGACCACCTTTTTTGCCCCGGGTATCTTTCCTTTGATGATTTCCATCTAT